GTAGGATCATGTTGGTTAAAAGATTATAGTAGATTACCAGGAATTTGTAGATGTCCAGACGGATGGAATAATACCGGACAATCATGTTTTACAGTATTTCCTCCACGCTCTCAATCTTGCGAAGGCTGTCCCGAAGGGGAACAAAACGCTAATCGTTTTGACAATAGATGTTATCCAAAATGTAAAAACCAATACCATCCTGATAGCACAGGTTATATATGTTATCCTGATAATAATAATTGGATATTAAGTCCTCAACAAAGAGATTCTTGTTATAATAGAAGTTCTGAATCATGGTCAGAATTGATAAGATATATAGATGAAAAATATTTAACTTATATTAATACAAATCCTGAAAAATTATTTGTTATTCAAGCGATGTTTCAATCACCTGAAAGCGTGAGAGATCAATTACAAAATTTAGCTATTTTATTAAATACATGGCCATCTAATATAGCTGAAAAAGCAGCTACTACATTTTTTGTAAAAGAATATTTTAAAAGTAAAGTATATGCTCCAAATGTTACATGGTTAGATAATATTTCAAATAAAGAATGTAGTGAGCTAAGAGAAGTATTAGAAACTAATGCTAAAAATATATACAATGTAAATGATATAAATGATTTACCTGTAAATCGTTATCCTTTTATTGGAGCACATGATTCAGCAACTGGATATAGTGGAAATAATTTAGTAGTTAGATTAATTTCAGATTTACCAACAATAAGAACACAAAATATAAATTTTTCTAATCAATATGATTGTGGGACGAGATTTTTTGATTGCAGAGTTGATTATTTTAAAGATTTTCCTACATTACCTGATTCGTGGAATGATTTTTTAAATCCTTATTTGCCTGATTGGATTAAAAATAAACAATACGATCCTAATAAACCGTGTTTTCAACACACATTACCTTTGGAATACGTTGAAGATGATGAATCTTTTTGGCAAATGATATATAAAACAATAAATAATAATGAAGTAGTATTTTTATATTTTAGTCATTGTACAGGTAGTGAAAAACAAAATCGTATGAGACCTTATTTAATAAATCTATTAGATGAGAGATGTTTAGGTAGATATAAAGTTCTTGAAAATTATGAAGATTGTAAAATAAGTATATCAACATATAAATCTAATAATCATAATATATTATTCTTTTTCGAAAGAGATGGAGAATATATACATTTAGTAGAAGATAATTATGGAAATGATGATGGAAAAATAGTTACATGTATATAAAAATTTTAAATTATTATTTAAAGATATAGATATTATATATAAGTTAAGGTGATTTGCCCGAGATCGGTCTAAGGGGGATGACTTAAGATCATCTGTATTTGTACTCGCGGGTTCGAATCCCGCAGTCACCATTAATTTTCATACATTAATGTATGAAAATTAAATTATACTTTTTATAAAAAATAAAATAATTATAAAATATAAAATGGAAAATGTATTACTTTTTATATTTTTAAATTTTTCTTTAGCATTTGGATCTGATATAGTTTTAAATGATTTATCAACACATTATGGTATAATAAAATCATTAAAACCGTATTTCCAGAATGAGTCGATAATAAAAAATGCAATTGCGGCTGGCTTAACAATTGTTATTGCACTTGTATTAACAATGATAATATCGCATTTTATATTTGGATTTTCTATACCAAATAATACTAAATCTCTTTTATGTTTTTGTATTTTAGCATTTATTATAGGTTACGCAATAGATTATTTTATTTATAAGATGAAAATTTTTGGTAATCGCTTGGATGTATTTTATAAAGAAGCAGGAGTTGGTTTTTGGGGAGCTATTTCTTTTCTTTTTACAATAATAATAAGTTATGTAATTCAAAAATATTTATTTAAAAAAGATTAAAATTACACGATATATTTTTTAAAATTGAAAATAAAATTTTAAAAAGTTAAAAATTATTAATTAGTCTTCCTATGTCTTCCAATGAAGAACTTTGGTCTCAAGATATCAAATTTTTACGTGTTGTTGACATGAAAAAGATGTTGAAAGATATAGGAAGTTACTCTTGCTTTAAAAACAAAGATGAATATATTAAAAGAATAAATGTTTATAAAAAATGTTTTAGTTTCCCCTGGAGAAAGGATCAACAAGAAGTCATTGATAAATTCGAAAAGTTTGATAAAAAAAATTACGTAGTTCATGCGATTTTTGGATCTGGGAAGTGTCATGCAAAAGATACAAAAATTATAATGTATGATGGTTCTGTGAAAAAAGTACAAGATATTGAAGTAGGAGAATTTTTGATGGGAGATGATTCTACACCAAGAAAAGTTCTATCTTTAGCTAGAGGGGTTGATAAAATGTATGAAATTATACCTATTAAAGGAGATTCTTATGTTGTAAATGAACCACATATTTTGTGTTTAAAAGTAACAGGATATCCATGTCTTGCACATGAAGAAAGAAGACATGCATATTATGTGAAATGGGTTGAAAATAATAAAATGGTTTCAAAAAGTTTTACATATAAAAAAGATTCAATTGAAGATAAAATAATAAAAAAAGAAGAAGGTCAAAATTTTTTAAATAATATTAATAATGAACAAATTCTTGAATTATCTGTTAAAGATTATTTAAATGTTCCTAAAGGTATTAGAAGTATGTTAAAAGGATATAAAGTACCAATTAATTTTCCAGAAAAAGAATTACCTTTTGATCCTTATATGTTAGGTTATTGGTTAGGAGATGGACAATCTGATGGTACAAGAATATCATGTCAGGATTCAACTGTTTTATATTATTTTTTTAAAAATCTTTATAAATATAATTTAATACTTACTTATGTAGATCAATATGACTATAATATAAATAGTGGTTTAAATCCAAAATATAAATTTAAAGGTTGTAATATATTTTTATCAACTTTACAAAATTTAAATTTAATTGATAATAAACATATACCTGAAATATATAAATGCAACTCAAGAGAAAATAGATTAAAATTATTAGCTGGACTAATAGATAGCGATGGATATTTAGCCGAAAATGGTGGATATGAATTTACACAAAAAAATGAAAAAGTTATGGATGATGTTATTTTTTTATGCAGAAGTTTGGGATTTGCATGTTATAAAAGTATTAAAAATACAACTTGGACATATAAAGGTATAAAAAATAAAGGAAAAGCATTTAGAATAATGATAAACGGAGAAGGTATTGATAAAATTCCTGTTTTAATTCCTAGAAAAAAATCACCTCCTAGAATACAAATTAAAGATGTTTTATCTGTTGGTATAAAAGAAGTTAAGTATGTTGGAGAAGATAATTATTACGGATTTACTATTGATGGAAATTCAAGATATTTATTACAAGATTTTACAGTTACACACAATACGACACTTTTGTTAGGTTTATTAATTAACGGTATTTGTAAAAGCTTGTTTATACCTGAAGAAATAATGTTTATATCTTTTAATATATCTATAAAAAATGAAATAAAACGTAAATTGAAAGATTATGGAATATCAAATAAAATTAGCGTAAGAACTTTTGATTCTATTATATATGAAATATGTAAGATTGGTAATTATAAATATCTTGATTTACCAAATTTTGAAGGTAAAAGAAAATTTGTATACGAATTATGTTTTGATAAAGAATTTACACATATACCATCTTATCAACCTAAAGTTATATTTATAGATGAATGTCAGGATTTGGAAATGCAAACATTAGTTATTTTAAAACATTTTTTTCCAAATTCCAAATACGTTTTTGCTGGAGATATTTTCCAATCTATTCAAAAAGAACCAAGGGAAAGTATTTTATGGCATTTTATGAATGCTCCTGAAGATAATGATACTTATAAAATATATATGTCGGAAACACCTAGAGTTCCACCTAAAACTTTAGAAACTATAAAACATGCATTAAAGATATATTATCCTGAATTCAAAGATAAGATTAATAACTGGAAATCAGGGAATACAATATCAGATGAAAATATAGAATGGAGAAGATTAAATTCGTATACACATATTTTTTCTGATTTAAAGGAATTTTTAAAAACACATTCTCCTAAAGAAACCATGATTTTAACTTTTTCAGCTGCAATAACAGTAAGAGGAGGAATGGGTGATATTGCACGTGTTAGAAGATATATGTTGGAAAATAATATAAAAGTAAATACTGATCATAAAAAATTAGATCCAGATACATATTTTTTAAGTACATCTAATTCTTCAAAAGGATTAGAAAGAGATTATGTGATTATATTTTTAACTTTTCCATTAGAAAGAGCATTTGTGCATTTATCTAATGATGTTGTTGTAAATCTTATAACTGTTGCTTTAACAAGAGCTAAAAAAAAAGTTATAATGTATGTACCTGCTTATGAAGATAAATATACTCAGGTTTTAAGTATATTTGAAAATTGTCCTGAACCAAATAAAAAAAAGATAATAGAAGGTAAGATTTTAAAAGAATTCAAATTTCAAGATTATATAGATATAGAACATTGTGTAACTGCTTTGATAAGAATTGGTATAATAAAATATGATACAAGAATAAGATTAAAAGAACATACAAAAGTTTTTAATTTTGGTAAAATATTTGATGCTGATATGAGCTATAAAACTGCACCTATTATAACAGAAGAAGAAAGAAGTTTTGTTGGAGTTTTGATAGAAAATTTGATAACTTCAACTTGGATTGGTCATTGGCCTCAAATACTTTTGGATGAAAAAGTTGCGTCAAATCCAATGTACGCGCATATTTTAACAAGAGTTTCAAATAGTATAAAAAAATATAATGTATTTATCAGAAATAATAATTTCTCAGATGAAAATCAGTTTGAAGGGATTTATATGTATTCTCAAGCACATAGTGCATTATCAAACAAAATTTTTATGAGATTAAGCGATGGTCTTGTTTTAAATTTGAAAAATTATTGGAAAAAGCTAAAACCGAAATGTTATTTAATGAAACCACATGCTCCAAAATTAAAAATACAAGTACCTGTGCAAATGCCTTGGATAACTGGTATCGCTGATTCTATAACAGAAGATGAAGATGGAAAAACAACATCTTTATATGAAATTAAAGCTTCGCAATTAATGGAATGGAAAGATGATGCGTTATTACAGATAATATGTTATGCTTTAATGACAGGTAAGACGTGGTCGAGATTGCATTTGTTAAATCCTTTTAGAAATGAAAGAATATCATATTATTTTGATACAAAGAATATATTATCTTTAAGAAAAGAATTGCTAAATGATATTTTAATATGGAATACAAATGCAATGATGGCAAAAATGTATCCAAAAACAAAAGAGAATAAGAAAATGTCTGTATCAAATACTTTATTCTTAAATTTATACAAAAATCAAAACGGAGAAGTCACTCAAGCATCAATAATTAATATGTTATCACCTATAAAAGCAGAGATTTTGTATAACAAATATGTGACATCTGGTTTGAAAAAAACCAAAGATATGAAAAAAGAAGAACGATTTGCATGTGAAAGTAATATATCAGAAGAAGAACTTATTTCTGAAATTAATAAAATATTAAAAGCTGAGATTCACAGAGATAAAGTAATCTGGGCTTTTGAAGATTATAAAGAAATAGAGATATTTACAAATAGTATAAAAAATCATTATTACTTGAAAGAGTTTGAAGATATAGTGAACTTTTTAGAATATAAAAGAAATGAAAATTTAAATTATTCAGCTGATTTTACAGATTCATTTGTACAAAATATATTTTGTATTTCTTATTTATTTTTAAAAAATCATTTTGTATAATATTTTATAATATATTTTGTATTTCTTATTTACAGATAAAAAAATATAAATTATAAATGTTAATTTCAATTCATCGTTATGGATATAAAATACTAAAAGATGAAAATAATTTTTACCTATGTCTTCTGCAAACAAATCGAAATTCTCGTATAATAGCAAATGATATAAAATACAGAACTAATGAAGCCAATATTATAAGTATTAGAAATCTACGTGATAAATCCTTTGTAGATCATGTTAATCATATATCATTTTATTCAAGCTATATTAGAAAAGAATACAAAGTAAATTGCACTATTTGTTCAGAATTAGATGAATCAACAAATATATGTGCTGCAGGTATACATTTCTTTGCGTTTTATGGTTATTCTGGAAATTATATATTCTCTCTTTTTCCAGAACTATATCAAGAAAATTTCGTATATATACTTATGAATTGGCATCTTGAAATAATAACTAAGTATATTTCTATAAATAATATCATTGAAGTGATAAATGGTACAAGAAATCCACTTATTATAAGTAATGCAATTAAGGAATATGAAAAAGAATCCTATATTATGAAAAAACTGCTATAAAAATTTATTATATTAAAAAATAATATAATAAATATAATAAATGAGAGTAAAAAAAACAAATTTAATATTTTTTATAACAATCATGCTAATAATTGTAGTAATAATTATAATTATAACTGTAAAGTCAAAAGATAAATATGTTGATATAGATAATTCTGAAAAAGATTTATATATATATGATGAACTAAATGAAATAGAAAAACAAAAATTAGATAAACAGGAACTAGATAAACAAAATAAAAATATCGGTTGCGATGTTCTTGTTCCTCCTGAAGATATATATGAAAATATTAATGGTAAATTAAAAGGAACTTATTTTAAAGCTGCGCGTTTTAATCCTACGAGACAAGAAGATGGCACGTATGGTTATAATGATATATATATAGCTTTTATGCCTGATTTTGATTCCGAAGCTATACCAAGAGTATATAATACATCTTCTCCGAATATAGGAGAATGGACATGTCCTAAAAATGGTAAAAAATATCTTCTTGTAAAAAGTGAAGAGAATATTGGAAATCAATATGGTGTTCCAGATGGATATTCTATACTTGATCCTTTAGAAAAAGAATTTATCTATTCTCCAATCAGTATAAAAGAATCTATTAAAAGAATAGTTAGAGAAAGATGGCAGCCTTTTATTAATATGAATTTAGTTTTTATGGATGATGATCCTCTTTTTGATGGTGATAGCGATGAAATGAAAATCGCGCTTTCTACTATAAGAATATCTTTTAATCCTAAAGGAGGTAGCAATTCTATAGTTGGAAAACAATGTTTATTAAAAAAATATGAAAATAAAAATACTATGAATTTTGCTTGGTTTGATGTTAAAACAGTTATTCATGAATTTGGTCATATGTTAGGTATGTTACATGAACATCAATCTCCTTTAAATCCTATACCGATACCTAACGATTCTTGGAACGAGCCTGAATTATATAAATATTACGATTCAACATTTATAGCAAATGGTATTTTGACTGATACATCAGAAGATATGAAAAAAAGATCAGATTGGATTGCTGGTAATGTATTTAACACTACAATAAGTGTTGATAAATTAGAAGGTAATTATGATATGTATTCAATTATGTTTTATAGTTTTCCTAAAAAAGTATTTAAAGATGGTACATCATATAAAGAAACTGGTTTAAGATTAAATTCTATACTTTCGCTAAAAGATGCTGGATTAGCAGCTAAATATTATCCAAAATACAATGATGATGAAACGCCAATTAATCCAAATATGGGTGATATTATATCTTTATACAAAAGTATTTATGAATTTTCAAAGTAATAAAGTTATTTTCCAAAATATTATTTGAAAAAAGAATCAAGAATACATAATTAGTACGAGATCTGTATAATATAAATAATTTTAATACCATTTTTAGGTATTAAAATTAGATTTGACTATTTTAATAACATGTATCTTTACCTGATGAAAAACAACAACTTCTAGGTTTATTATTTAA